CTATCCTCGTCGGGGAAGCGTGACGGCCAGACGCGCATCATGGCTTCCACCGAATAGTTTAGGTTTTCGCGTGTCAGCTTAAACCCACCGCTTTCGTGGCCCGCCTGCCCCAAAAGGTGCGCAGCCTTAACGCGGTCAAGCCCGTAGTGCTTGGTGATTGCACGCGCTGTATTTGGCCCGTACGCGCCATCTGGCTCAACGCCAACCTTTTCCTGCAGAAGCTTTAATGCGACGCTCATTTCCTACCCCCAAAAAACTTAGTTGCTGACCTTACCGCGAAGCTACTCGCTACGATTACGCCTAATGTGTACTGATACCATTCTGGCATGGATTCCAACGCAGCAAAACCATTTGCGACAGCGCTTCTTCCAAACTCCCCACAAAATGAAAGCACCAAAGGTATTGAGAAAAGCAAAACTAAATATTCATCCTTCCATGAGCTTTGAGTTCCCTGCGCCATAATCCGTTCCCAATCCGCAACGCTTGTCTTTTCGCTGAGAAGGATCTTGGATTTTGTTTCTGCCTCAGTAAGCTTCAACTTAGCTTCTGCTGCGGTCTTATCCGCTTTACCCTGCAACCAGCTACCCGCGAGATTTGCGATTGGGCCTATGAATGCTTGTATCATTTTTCAGACCCCAGCCACACGGCAAAAGCACCTGTCATAGCACCTGTGACGGTCGCCGTGAGCGCTGTAGCCTGCGTGCTGACCACATCCTGCGGCAAAGACATAAACCACTCTATGACGCGTATATACATCACCGTCATTACCAGCATCATAAGACGCGGCATGATCTTATATTCCAAAAGCTTTTCCATCTTACACCTCTATGTTGATGTTTGTTCCTTGCGGCCTGTCAGCATTTGTCTTGCGGCCAAACCTATCATACGTTTCCTGCAAATCAAATCGCTGCTTTGCCAGAGCCTCTAAGTGGCTGTGGTTGGCCCTGTGCTGCTTAGCCACCATCTGCTCAGCTAGATGCGCCTCTATGCGCTCACGCGTCTGCGTTTGCTGGTGTATGTCGCTGCCTACGTTAAACGGCGCGCTGCCTATGCCTGACACGCCGTCGCTCATAGCCGCCCCTGCAACCCCAAAATAACAACAACAGATATTCCAAGCATTATTGATAAGCAGATAATCACGCCGCCCCATATAAATATACGCTCAACAATTTTAGCTTTCCGCTTTCTTTCCGCTTCTGCTTTTGCCTTGCGATCCTTCCTTGCTTGTACCCTGATGGCTTGCAACTCACCCCAAGCGCTAAAGCCTCTGGTTGCAATTACGATTTGGCGCAATTCTTCTTCTGCGTCCTTGGCCCTTTGCAAGTTCACGAAGGTTTCCATCGCGTTTTCATCTGACCCAGAAAAAAGACTGTTCTTCTTTCGCTCATGTGCTGCGCGCAAATCATCTACGCCGTCAAAAAACTCACCAATTTGCTTGGTTACGTTGACAATCTCCTTGCCCGCAGAAACCGCAGATTTTACCGCCGCCAATGCTGTAAAAGGGTCTATCATTTGGCATCTTTACCCACGTCAGCGAAACGCGGGCATCCACTATTATACTCCACCCTTATAACATATGGGTAGTGATACCAGAAGGATGGATATGGGCATCTGTATATACACGCGGTGTAAATCTGCCCATAAGCAAGCACGCCAACGGCTACGCTGGCGAGCGAGCAAATCACCGCTCCATCAGGCGGTCTATTTTCTCTTCGATGCGATCAAAGCGCGAAACGATCTGACCCATGACGGCTGTGCTGTCTGCCTTGGTGACGTAATCGCGCGCCATTTCTTCGCGGGTCTTGTTCAGCAGAATATTGAGGCGCTGCATCTCGTCCACAGCGCTTTTCAGCACCCAGCCGATCAGGCCCAATCCAGCAGTAAGAGCCGCCGTCCAAAGCATGTCAGCGTCCATTAGTAAGACCCTTCCCAAACGCGGAACTTAGAAAACTCGCCGGACATCATCTTGCGTTTGACAACTTCCTTGGCCGCTTCTGTGTCAGACCATGATACACCAGCTTCCTTGAGCCACTGAGCCAGCACAGCGCCGTCTAAGAACCCAACAAGCCTATTCTCGCCCGACATGCCTATGCCAGCGTCTTTGGCTTTCTGCACGTCGTTTAGCGCTTGGCTGACGTCATGCTTCTTTTTGATGACCATGTGGTCATGCTCAAAGTCAATTATTTCGGAAACTTTAGGCATTATTCTTCTTGGCTCGCTTAGTTGGTGCGGGTGCAGGCGCTGGGGCAACATCCCCCATCACTTTCATAGCATCTGGGCGAACGCGCATAAGCGTCTCAACCTCTGCTGTCGGCAGCTCAGCGCTGTCGCCTTTGACAAGCTTGCCGATTGATGTGTGGATCTTGTGACCTACAACTAAAACTTTTTTCATGTCATTCCCTCAGTTAAGCAGAAGGGGCGCAAACCGCCCCTTCTTGTATTATATTACGATGTGGTGTTGTCGTAAATCGCGCCAGATGCTTTCTCGTTTTTCGAGCAAAGCGCCAGCTCTGTTGTAACCTGACGTGTGGTGTTGTCGCCATTTTTGGCCAAGGCAACGTTTTTGGTTCCACGCAATACTGCGCATTCCCACATGTTGTCTTGCAAAATGAACACGTCACGGCTGCGGTTTTCGCGTGATGGCATGAACTGCACTGTACCCCAAGGAGTCACGTAGACTGCAAGTGATTTGACCACAGTCTCGTCACCAGCTTGTACCGCTGAACGCTGGTTGTTGTTACCGGTGAAGCCCAGAGCAACATTCATCTGGAAGGCTGACAGATAGCAAGTATCTGGCTTGCCGCCTTCTTCCCAGATTGACTGCATAACGTCGTCAAACTTGGCCTGCGTAAACGCAGTTGGAGCGCCACTGTCTGTACGTGCATTTGTGCCGTCGCCGGTTGGGTTTGCGCCAGAGCTTGCTGAAACAAAGTTTACGTTAGTAATCAACCATGATGGTACACCACCAGTTTTACGTGCAGCAGTTGAGGAGCCAACTACGTTACCTTGGTTGGCAAAAAGCGCTTTTTCGATGTCCAGTTTTTGCTCTTTAGCGATAAGCAAAGTCTGGTAAGCCATTTCCTTTGCACGACCGGCATTGTCTACCGCTTCGTCCGTATCTGAAATAACCACAGCGTTTTTAAAGATCTGTGTGCGTGCGCCGAGACGTACAGTTGGGGTAACGGCATCGGCAGATGTTGCGTCACCTTCAATGTGAGCGTTTACCGCAGATGCGCGCAACGCTTGTGTTTGCCACTCAACCAAAGTGTTTTTGGCTTTTGTTTTACCCGACTTTGAGTAAAACGGTGTTTCGTCAGGATCTACATTGTAGATCACATCAGATAAATCTTCACGGATGCCAATGGCATCATATGTGTCGAATGTGTTAGTCGGCTGTGTCATTTCCTTAATCCTTTCAAGGAGTTAGCTTTTCAACATCAAGCTCAATGCGTCATCGATTGAACCTGACTTCTGCAAGCGCTGTTGCGCTTTTTTACGGGTAGCAGCCTGCCCATCTGGGCGCTTCTTTGCACCAGCTTTCACCACAGGGCGCACGCCTTTAGCCTTTGCCTGTGACTTCTGCTTATTCGCTACCAACTGTCTGTACTTACGCGCATCATTCAATGCCCGCACATACCTTGCATCTGCGACTTTGGACATTTCTTCTGGCGTCCAGCCGTAGTAAACCCCAGTTTCGATAAGGCTTGATTTTAACTTCTCGCCTTTCTCTGGGTCTGCAAGCTCAGGGATATGCTGGGTCAGCACTTGCGCTTGCTCGGCAAGGTAGGCTTGTTGAGCCTCTTGCTGTTGCTTCGCTTGCTGCTGCTGCATTCCATGAAGTTCAGTTAGCCGCTGGTCATGCGTTGCCTTTGCCTCGTCATATTGCAGCTTCGCTTCCATGTACCCAATAGGGTCTTGGTCGAAAAGCTCTTTAGTCGGTGGGGTTGGGGCTTGCAGACCACCTTGCTGTGCGTTTTGGTACATAGCCAAGATTTCTTGCTGCTGCTGGGCTAATGCTTGAGACTGTTCCTTGAGTTGTTTTTCCAAGGCTGCATTCTCTTGCATCTTTTGATTGATGTAACCCTGACCCGCCGCAGATTGCTTTAACTGATCCAGTGTCCAGTTTTCTTCTTTGCCGTTAATTTTAACGGGGATGAAACTGGTGTCTTCAGCCGCCTCTACTAGGTCGTCGTCATCAATTTGGTCATCTTCGACATATTCGACATCTTCTATGCCTTCCATGTCTTCGTCGGATGCCTCGACGTCATCATCGCTTTCGGCAATATCATCAACCACTTCGCTCTCAACGTCTTGAGTTGGCGCTTCAGTTGCTTCCACTGCTTCGCTTTGATTTTCTTCTGTTGGCTCTGGGGCCAACATTGCCTCTACGGCATTATTTAGGCTAGTCGCTTCCACGGTGCTAGTTCCTTCGTTTGCGATCTAAAATGACCTCTGCTGCAATCGCAGCGTCGAGTGCGTCACCGATCTTGTTTAACGCACGCAGTATTGCGTGTGCTTCTTCGCGCATCTCTATGTCAGAGGCTGCGCTGTTGGCGAAGAGGCGCATTTGCTCTTCACGAACATCGTCCACGAACGCCTGAAACGCCGTGTCATTCTTTAGCCGCTTTGCGTCATCGGCTTGTATGCGGATGTCGGCGCTCACTGTGGTGTACCCTGAGCAATGCCGCCGATCATGCGAACTTTATCCTGCTCTGCCTTGATGCGAGCCGTGTCCACTGCGGTTCCGTATTGGCCATATATCTTGGCGGCATCTACCATCAGATCCTGAGCCATCTTATCGCGCTTGAGATCATCATCTGCCGCTGCTTTCTGAGCATCTAACTGAAGCTTCATCATGTCAGTCTGCGCTTTAGTCTGCGCCTTCATCTGCTCAGCCTGCAAGAATGCAGCATTCGGGTCTTGCGCCTGACCCTGTTGCGCCATTGCCGCCTGCTGTTGCTGCTGCATCTGTAGCATCTGCATCTCAATCTCTGGCGTGATTGGCGCGAAGTAGCGATCAGCATTGCGCACGCCGGATAAGGCCAACTGGTCAGCCAAGTTGTTGCGGATATTGGTTAAGCTCACCAAGCCATTCATTGGGCCATAGTTTTGGTAAACCATAGTCTGCATCTGCAAGGCTTGCTGCAATGCCATCTGCTTTTCTTCTTCGCGGCCTGTGCCAAGCCCGACGTTGATGCTAATGTCCATAGACGTATCCCAGACACGCGGATCAATCGGCACAAACTGGCCGTTCATACGCATCATCTTTTCTTCGTCTACGTTCTTATTCATCAAGCGCAGCATAATGCCGAATAGCTCACGCATACCGCCAGCAAGATTACGCACCATTACCTCTGTCTGGCCCGCAGCAGCCTGCACAGAGGCTTGAACGGCTGCTTTGGTTGTAGACTGCAATGCGTCTGGGTTCAGCCCCACAGAGGCGCTTGTAACGCCTGTCTTCTGCTCTGTAAGCTGATCCATATATGTCAGCGCAGATAGGGTTTGGCCCGCAACAAATGGTACGCTCAGATCCTGCACGGCTCCGGCTTGGCGCATCCTGACCAAAGCACCGATCTCGTTGTTAAGCACATCATCAATATTTACCGCGCCGTCCACAATCCCAATGCGTGGGTTGTTGGTCATGGCTACGTTATCCAAGATCCCCCGCAAGATTGATGTTGCCGCGTCTTGGTCATTCTCAATCAGCTCAGATACGCTATGGCCATACCAACTATGCGGCTCTGGATCGACCTCAAACTTGGCAAACGGGATCTCGTCGCATGGCATGTAATCCAGCAGCTCGTATGCCGTGCCGCCGCATAGGAACTTATAAAGCACCGGAACGCCTGTGCCATCTATGTCCATACGCATGTAAGCTTCTGTAATTCCTACAAGCTTCATGGCTGGATCTAGCTCGTCCTCGTCTGACAAGTCTTCTTCATATCCTTGCCGCTCAAGTACTTCTGCGCCGGTCATGTCGTTTGTGCCGTCGATTGGCGTCAGGTTGGATATGACATCAAAGTCAAAGCCCATTTCAACTAGGTCGCCAACACGCATATCTGTGCGGTGCGCTACGACATAGGCATCGTCAAATGAGCGGCAATCACGATTAACGAAGAACTCTTCTGGCGGCACGCTTTCCATGCGCAGCTCGCCCTTCATCTCTGTGCGGCTGATCTTGACCGAATGAATGGGAAGCTCAACCTCCATGCCCATTTCATCCATAGAGATAGACATCTCCATCGTATGCTCAAGCACCTCAACGTCATCAGCGTCCAGCAAGAACGTATATTCATCGTCCGATAAGTCGGTGTAAGTGTATATCTCGGCAACAGGGTAATCCTGCCAATATGCCTTTACGATGCCCTGCTTCTTGACCATTGCATCTTGGAACGCATCATTCAGCACGCTGTATCCATCGAGACGCGTAAACTCATGCTGGACGTAGCTGGTGGCCTGCTCGGCCAATGCAACATCCTCTGGGCCTTTCGGGATAAACTCTACCGGCCTTGCGCTTGACATGAAGATCCGCATAAGGCTCGGCTTGATTGAGCGTATGGTATCTCGCACCTTAGTCGCCACAACCTTGCTGCGCCCGTCTTCATATCCAATATCAACCTCGCCATCGTAATAGCGCTGCGCCTTGATGCGGTCTTGGCTGATTTCGCTTTCAACGAAGTCAACTGCCTCGCTGATCGCATTCTGAACAATGCTTTCTATCTCGCGGCGATCTTTTGGTTGTGGTTGCATGTTATTGTTCCTGTTCCTTGATCGCATTTGCAATAGCGCCAACAATCATTCTGGCGTTATCTTTGGTAAAGAAAGTTGGATCGCTTTTAACCATCTGATTGGTTAGGTACTGGACGCCCTTTTCTGTAAGGGCCAATCTGTCAAATGTTGCTGGGCCGATAGTGGCAATGGCGGCACCGATTCTGGGATCAATCCCTACTACGCTAGCCACCCCAGATCCAACCAAGCCTCTTGAGCCATATTTGGCGACGGCAGGCCCGATTGCTGCCACAAGATTTTCAGCGGTTCCAGACGTTTTAGGGAACCTCAATACAGCATCGGCGTCTGATGCTAAATCACCCAGATCCCCGCGCTTAGCCTGCCCGTACTGACGCTTGCTTTGCTTTTTCAAGGCTGATGACATGGCGCTTGGGCTTATAAGGTCATTAGCTTGGGCGGCCCCCGCCCGCAAAGCGGCATCCTCGACTGCGATATAATCGCGGTACATCCTTCTTGCATCTTTAAGGCGCTCAAAGTCTTCCGGCCTTCCTAGATCGCTCAAAGTCTTATCCATTGCGCCGTCCAGCACGTTCAGCATGTCTGTTGCTGTATCTCTAACTGCTTTCTCGCTACGCATAGTAAGCTTGCTTAGTTCGCCTCTAAAGGAAATATATTCATCCGGCGTCAAAGGCTTTCCGACAGCAGCATTTGCAATACGCCTGTTAACGTTTGCAAAATAATTATTCATGCTTTCGATTTCTACGCCTGATGGCTTCAAGTTTTTAAACTTTTGCAAAGCTTTGGAAAACTTCCTTGCATCACCAGCGGATAATTTTGTGTTAGTGCCGGATAAAACCTCATTCATCACGCCGCCAATGCGGCCTTGGGCCTCAGTCAGCGCCGCACTGTCAGCAAACTTTGAGCTAGATCCTATTTTTTGCATGACAGCAGATGTGAAGTTTTCAAGCTGAGACTGCATAAACTCCGCTGCGCCTGATGTTTGGGCCTCTGCCCTCAATGCAGCATCATCCCCCACAGCTTGCGCCGCGCTGACCTTGATGCCCTGATCCTCAAGCCTTGCCGCTCGCTGCATTCTCTTAGATTGCGCTTCAGTCAGGCTTGGAGACTTCGCAAGATCGCTTAGATCCTTTGTTTTTCTTAAATCAGCTATCGCCCTAACTGTGTCGATTGCCTTCCCTGCGGGCAAAGGCGCAGCAATCTCTCCGGCAAGTCGTGCCGCAAGCTGCAAGCCCTCACCGGCTCCCGCTTCTTCTGCCGCCTCTTCTGCTGCGTAACCAGCCGCCGCTGGCGCTAAGGCAAACTTAACAGGCTTTGCTGCGGCAAAAGGAAGAAGCTCGCCAGTTCTTTGCGCAAGCTCCCCATATACTGTTTCTGGCTCGTATCTTGCGCCAGCGGCTGTAGCTGTCGGCTGTATTATGTCTTTCTGGATGTCCAGAATTTGTGCTTTTTCTTTTTCTTCTGGGGTTATTCTTTCTATTCCCAAAAGGCCCATAGGGTATTGAAGTGCTGCGCTTATTCCTCTTCCCGCTAAATCGGGGAGGCTTGCCGCTGCCTCAATGCCCCTGACAACGCCAGAGCCTAAGCCAGCTCCGACATCTGCCAATGTCTCCATTGCGCCACCTTCTTGGGCCGCAGGGGCGGGAGCTGCTGCTTGCTGCCGAATTTCGCGGTAAGCGCTTGAGACAGTATCCCATTCGGAAGTGCCTTTTTTGTCTTGGTTATTAACAAGCCAATTAGCGTATTTTTCAGCTTTTTCTTGTGATGTCGCCATTCCGCTTAACCCTATTCTATCCCAACTATTTTGTCGGCTGCTTGTATAGCGCTGGACCCAGAGGGTTTTGGCCGCAAATCGCTTGTGTCACGGCCCTGCTGCCGGTCAAACACATCCATAACGCCATGAAGTTGATCTAAGGTTGGGAGAGTTGCGCCAGCTCTATACCCGTATAGAGTTCCTTCTTTCATAAAATGCTCATACATCTGCTGCTTTGCCGTTGCGGCGGTAGACATTTGCTCCAGCAAAGCGTTAAGTCTGCGCAAATTCATCTCAGGGGACAGCCTTTGGTTGTAAGCCCGCTCAATCAGCGCCATGCCTTCAGCCTGAGTAAACTGAGCGCCAAGTATTTCTCTAAGGTTACGCTGAACAACCTCTTGGACTCGGTTTCGGATATCTGTTGCCTCGGGGTTCACAAACGATTGGACTAAGTCGTTCTGAACTCCTATTAGCGGCCCTGATGTAGTTCTACCTTCAGACACGGCCATATCAATGTCTTGAACAACATCTCTGATCTGGTTGATGTTTTTGACCGCATCAGTAGCGCCGCCGGAACTCCATTGCACAACATCTTTCGCAAACGCCTTATCAACAAACTCGAATGACTTAGGTGGGCCGCCCTCTTTGCCGTAATCAACGCTAACAACAGTTTTAGGCGCTTTTTCTACAGATTCAATTTTCTCAAGTACCTGTGCGTCTGTAAGGTCAGGATATGATGCCCTGTACAGAGCCACTTTAGACTCAAACGCTGTTGGCTTCGCTGGCCCCTTCAGCCCCGCTTGGAACCTTGCCAATTCCTTCTGCCGCTCAAACGCACGGCGCTCACCAGCTTCTGCAAATAGCTGCGCTGCTGCTTGCTTCGGGTCTAGCGTTCCTGCTTTTACCATGTCGGCAAGATCAGTGCGACCAGCCTGCTCAAGCATATTCACCGTGCGGTTGCCTTTAATCTTGTCTGCGCGCCTTGATTGCGCTGCCTGCAAGACTTGCGGCAAGTTTGGGTCAGGATTGATCGACATGCTGTTTAACCATCCAGCAAGCGCGCCAGCCATATTCTTGCGGCGGTCTGTTTTTTCCTGACCGATAAAGTCTTGCTCTGTGAAGCTTAAACCTTGGTTTTCCATGCCTTACGTTCCTTAGCTCATAGAGTAAATTGAGGCCGCGCCCATTAAGTAATCAAACAGACCGGGCTGACGTGATTGCGTTGTTGCCTGTGGCACTGGCGCTGCCCCAAGCGCAGCCAATGGCGCGGCAAGAGCTGCCTGTGGTGCGCCTGTGTATCCAGCGTATTGGCCTTTTGCTGCATCGATGAGCGCCTGCTGCAATCCTTGCTGCAATAAGCCTTGCTGCGCAGTTTGCTGCTGGATCGCTTGGCCCGTGCCAAATGCTTGCTGGCCCAATGCGCCAAGCTGTGATGCTGCGCCAAGGCGTGCTTGCCTGTCGGCCATCGCCTGCTGCATTGCTGTGGTATATCCGGTTTGGCGCTGCTGAGCTGCAATATCGCCTGCCATGCGCCCGTATTCCCCAGCAGCAACGCCCTCGGCAACACCTTGGCGAGATCCACCAAACGCACGCGCTGCTGATGCCTGAGCGCCAAGCTGGTTCATTGCCATCTCTTGCTGCCTAGCAATGTCCTGCTGCGTGCGATCAATCACTTGCTGCGTGTATGGGTTCATAAACGCGCCAACTTGCAGCGGGCCTGTCATTGCTGCCTGCGTGCCACCAAGCGCGCCTTGCAATGCGCCAGCCGCCGCTTGGTTCACGTTAAATGGCTGCGCTACCTGACCGCCGCCTTTTCCACCTTGTCCAGCCATTATCTTATCCTTTATCTATTCCCGCCAGTGTAGACGCCGCCGCCGCCACTTGCTTCAATTCCTTGACGGCGCAAGTCTCTTGCCACCGACTGCGATGGGGTATCGCTTAGGCCAGCAAAAGCATCCTTCGCCGCGCCGAGTATGCCGCCGCCAGATACAAAGTTCACAATACTTTCGCCAAAATAATCATCTGCGTATGGGTTGCCGGTTGGCGCAGTGTATATGGGGTCATCAGACCCTCCCCCGCCACCCGCAACGGGAGATGCCATAGGCGCAACGGGAGATACCGCTGGCTGGCCGTAATCCCGTATGGCTTCGCCGGTCATTGGATCAATGAAAAAGCTTTGCAGATATTCAGCTTGCGCTGGGCGCTGTGCGGCAAGCTCAGACACAGCCTGCTCATATATTGGCGCTGCGCTGTAGCCCCTTACCCCGCCAGCGTATTGGGTGGGGGCAGGCATACCGCCCATAATGTCCGTTTGTGTCGTAGGCGCGGCAAGGCCAAACGCAGATGCCACATCAGCAGCTTGCTGGAATGATGCCTCTTGCATTGGCGTGAATGCTGCAACGTCTGGCCCGTAATAAGGCACATAGCCAATCTGGCTGATGTCCTCTGCTTTAGCCAAGTTGCGGCGAGCCGCATCCTCGATGTATTTTGGAATCTTAATCTCTGACGTCTGTGTGCCGCCCTTGCCGCCTGCCATTATTCAAACTCCTTCAAGTATGAGGCGTGCAATGGAACCCATCCATGCGCCTTCAATGGTTTCTTCCAGCCAAACCGGCCTGTCATCGTCAATGCAGAGCATCCTTGAGATTTTGCCCATGCTACCACATCTTCGTGCATATCTAAAATCTGACCCAATTCACCGCCGCCAAGAAATACGTTTAAAACCTTCTTCTTAGGATATACCACGATTTCAGTTACTATACACCCCCTCGGCGTTGGCCAGAGCTGCATGCTACCTTTGTATATACCCTCGGCAACGTCGATAAAGTCATGCGTGCCGCCTGAGTATTCCAGAGCGGCCTCAATCCAATCACGGCATCTTTCAAGCTCTTTATCCATGAAGCCTCGTAATCGCTAAGGTTGAGGCGGGTATTGCTGGCACAGGCGAAGACGCTGCGGTGTAGTTTAAGAAGCCGCTTGTGCTGTCTATCATGTAGTTCACTTCCAAGTAGTCATTCGCCGCAACGGTAAATATTTGCGTGCGTGACGTGACCAGTGTGGCGTTATTCCGGTGCAGCGCTGTTGTCATGCCGCTGTTCGCTACGTTTGTGCCGTTCACGCTGGGCCAGAAGTAGAAGTGAACCGTGCTGGCTGATGTGGATGATATTTGCGCCGAAAACGATATGACGTATTGGCCCGCTTCTTCAAAAACAATCCTTGAAGCTGGCGTTCCCTGTGTTATTCCGTCGTTGCCGGTGGGAGCATCGTAAGTCAGCTTGTACGCTGTGTTTGCTGCTACCGGCACGACGTCAGACGTCTTCATAAAGTCAGCGTGACCATCTTCCAGAACAATCTGCCGAAACTCGCCATTCTTAGATACGACAGGGTAGCCGTTTACGTTATCCCATAAGATGACGCCGTTTTCAGACGGGTTATCCGTTGATGTTTTAAAACCAAGCTTTGCTAGGTTTTGCTGCAAGTATATTGTTAGCTGACGCCCCCACTGGCGTAAGTCGGGGCCAATGGGGGGTAATACTGGAACCGGCATTACCTACGGCCCCCAGCCTTCATGTCAATTCGCATGTTGCCAACCCTAAAGTCAGACAAGATTACTCCATCAACCCGCATACGAACTTGCCGACCAGTAAACCTTACTGACGTTGGGTTTGCAGTTGTGAATGGACCATGACTTGTCTCAGCGCCATTTGGGTAAAGCCGTGTCTTAAACGTGACGTTGACATCTCCCTGCGTTTTTTCGTCAGGGATAAGCTCAGTAACACGCGCAACTTGATCTCCTGCGCCAATAGATATTGGCCCGCTTTCGGCAAAGATTGATGAGCTATCTACATTAAGGCCCACTTCATGCTCATAAATACTGACCGGCCCGCCAACAGAAATTGTGTTGCCCATAGAATTGCCGTGAACGGTGCAGTAATATTTTAAACTATCTGGCGCATCGCTCGCCACCACTATAGTAACCTTGGCTCCAGCTTGCCCAGCCGTTCCTGTTGTCGTTACGCCGGTAGTGTATGACGCATCTGCGCTTGTCCTAAATGCAAAAGGATGCCCAGAGTTTGACGCGTCTGAGAGGTCAAACACATATGTGTTGCCCCGCACAAAGGTCAAAGCTGGCGCAGATCCAGAAATGCCTCCGATTGCATATTTATTGCCACCGTCATTAACCACTGTGACTGTATAATTTACCGTTTCGGGATTTTCTCCTGCCATGAACGGATAACGAAAGACGCCGCGCTGGACGCCAGCCGTGCGTGATAGGTTGCCGATTAGCCAATGGCCTTCCTTGTAATCATAAGCAACGTAGCGGTCTATTTCAGTAGCGCCTTCAGAGCAATAGAACCACCACACCTCGCCGTACTGGCCGTTGGCAAACGACCAAACCTTTGATTGCTGCGCTGGGTTGAAGTCGCCAAAAACATAGTCGAAGACATCGCAGGGTATTTCTTGAACGCTGTTACCATCAAACCTAAAGAAACCACGCTGGCCCATCCAGAATACGCCCATATCAACGTCAGACGCAGCCTTGCGGGATATTGCCCCACACGATGTACCAACGCGCTCAAAGCCATACACATAAGGCGGGCCAAGGTATCGCGCTGTGTGGGCTGATGTATCCGTCAGAATAAGCGTCTGGCCTCGCGTTCTAACGCCCTGCATGATCTGCCCGCTGTCGGCAAGCTCAATATCGCCAGCCTCGTTTGTAGCTGCTGGCGTCCATACTGTGTTGTTTTCACGATCACACCATGAGATTTTACGCGGGTTGTTGCCACTACCCAAGGCAAAGATAAAACGCTCTTCCGTTACAACTAAACCAAGATTGCCCGTAGGGGCATTTGCAATCGGAGCCGCTTTAACTGCTGGGTTTAACTGCCACTCCAACAAGCGCCCGTCATCCTTATTGCAAGCAACCAAATACTCGCCCCAATTATCTAAATTCCATTGGGTGGCTTCTTCTGGAACAGCATTGGCGTTTTGCTGGATCGGAGTACCATAAAACCCGTCACCATAAAATCCGTATCCGTAACCCGTTTCGACTTCCGCATTTTCGCGGCCTGTCGCTAGGTCTGTTGGAGCAATGTCGTACACAGTGCCACCGCCGGTCATGGCTTTAAGTTCATTATATGAACCGCCAGCCGCATAGGCCGTGCCGGTATTTGACTCCCATGTGTGCATTCCGCGCACAGGGTTTGTGCTGAATGACGCTTTGCGCTCTTGCCACCCGCCGATTGGGCGCAAGCTGTTATCCCGCCACCTGACCAAGCTGCCATCGCGCCAGCGGCCAGACTGCTCTAAATCAGTTCCGTTTCGGTAAAATCCTGCGGGGATGTCGAGGGGTACGAGCGTCATTTATAAAGCAAACCCAATGGTTGAAACATTTGCCCTGCCGCTAGAGTTCACATCAATACTTAATGAGCCATTTGGGCCAAGGTAAAATGATCCTCCAGCAACCTGATATGCGGAGAGGGAAAAACTCGTTGTCCTTGCGCTCGTGCTGCTTGGGCTTACGCTAGTGTTGTAGCCACTGGCCCCAGAAGTACACGTTATGAATGAGCCAGAGCCAGTTACACTGATTGTGCCACTTCCCGCGTTGTGTGGAACATTAAACTTATATTCCCCATACATACCCCCAGAGCCAGCGGTTGTGACAGTTCCGTCAGAGCTTCTGTACCCAAAAGAAGGGCTTGCATAGTTAGGGCCGCCAGTCGGAATACTAATTGTTGTGCTTCCGATAGACGTAACGTGACCATATGTGTCAAGGCTGATGTCTTGGATAACCGTCGTGCCGCTGTTGTTTACGCTGCCTTGGCTTGATGTGTCCGAGTGGCTGATGGTGCGGTTGGACGCTAAAGACCCACCACCCGTTAAACCGCCGCCAGCGGAAATGCTTGTTGACGTAGAAGCCTTGGCGTTTAACTGCGTCTGGATGTTGCTGGTCACACCGTCAGTATGGTTCAACTCTGCTGTAGTAGCCGTCACACCGTCCAGTTTATTTAGTTCACTCGTAGAGGCTGTTAAGCCGTCCAGCTTATTAATCTCCGCAGCATCAGCAGTAACAGCCGTGCCGCCGACCTTCCATGATCCAGCAGTTAAGTCTGGGGTGCTTGCGGTATCACCGTTCAGAACGTCCACAACGTCATCAAGTGCCGCGTTGATCGTGGTTCCCCATGTATTCTCTGAACCGCCGACTGTGGGTTTGGTTATGCTGATCGTCATTTAATCGCCTCGCGCTTTTTTTGCACTATATATCATTTTGCCAGCAAACACTATGCTGCTTCCTGCTCTGTCCAGACCGCCGCTGGCACAGTTTCGACTTGCCACTTAAACCGTGCTGGGCCGACAATTGGCACACCGGCCACGATGTCAGATGCTGTCAGCGCTTGGCTCTGCGTGACGCTTGGAGCGCCGACAGTCGGAGCGCCAGCCGTGATGCTGTCAGCCGTTAAGCTGATGATTTGCGTTATCGTTGAGGCAGCGACAGTCGGGGTGCCGGACGTAATATCACCAGCCGTTAGCTGCTCATTCGGGATAAGCGTGACATTGCCAACCGTAGGCGCACCAGCCGTAATATCAGCGGCAGTAAGCTGCGTGTCAGCGCCAATCGACGGCGTACCGACAGTTGGAACGCCAGACGTAATATCAACCGCTGTGAGCGTGTGTGCTTGGCTAATCGTTGAGGCAGCCACCGTGGGTGTGCCAGCCGTGATGTCGGTGCTTGTGAGCGATTGACCCGACGAAACGCTTGGCGTTCCTACTGTTGGCGCACCAGCAGTGATGTCGGCTGACGTAATAACGTGCGCCTGAGAGATTGTTGACGCGGCAACCGTGGGAGCGCCAGTAACAATGTCATCGAGGCCAAACGCTGCATCTGCAACAGCCCCTGTGTCGGCTAATGGGGCAGACGCTAAGGGGCTGAAACCTAGCATGTATTACTCCTTATGGCTTCGTCGGCCAAGTGACATTCGTCGGGAAGCCAGATTGGCTTGGAATGTCTCGCAGCGCCTGTCTGTACGTCTGCATATCTGATGTCATCGTGTTGTCTGACAGTGCCAGATAATCGGTTTCTGCGATTAAGCTGTTGCGCTTTTCTCTGACTTCCGCTGCCGCTCTGTCGTTAGCACCTGCAGCCCATGCAGCTTCTTCAGCTTGGCGAGCAGCTATTTCATCTGCGGTCATATCGGTTAGAACGCCGTTTACATACTTTTTCATTATGCCACTCCGTACAATCTAATTTTACCGCTTTCGATAGTTCCACTAGCCATAGAGATTTGAATATCTGTAACGACGGTAGTAGCGTCATAACTGCCGCTTAAACTGGTGTCCAAAAGTTTAACACTATCCACCGCAGTGTATGCACCATTCATACAAAACCGCAGCGCCGAATTGTTCGCCCCATACAAGTGATAATTAAAATTAAAACCATCGCTGACAGATCCAGAGTTTTTTAGTATTTCAATGTGATTTGAACCACCAATAACTCCAATATTGACTGAACCAGAGCCATTGCTAGCGACATATCTATAACGTCCAGCTGTATTATAGTCTGTGCTTCCTGACTTAAAAGTTGAGCCTCCATCTGTGCTAACCCTCAAATAGAAGGTTAGCGTACCAGAGCCAGTTATGTCTTCCCCCAGCAACTGAAATATAGAAAAATCACTAGGCAAAGACAGATTAACACTTGAAGTAGACGACGTTATGTCTGTGGTTGAAACGTGTGATAATACTAAAGCCATAAGTCACTCCTATACGGCTGAAGAGCCATCCATATCGGCTTGCGCCATCACCCACGCATAACATTTATCCAAGAATGTAGAGCCAGACGCAGCTTCTACATCTGTGAGATTTGCGTTGTAACGCTTGAAGTCCACCTCGCGGGTGTCATCGGTCGGCGAGCTTGTTGCATATGCGCTGAGGTCAATCATCACGGTAAACTTGGGGTCTGACCCACGTTGACGGCTGACAGCCGCTGTAACGATGCGGTAGTATGCGTTATTAAAGCTAATGCCATATTGTGAGGCACCTTCTGCAATGTTGTGTTGTATAGCCATTGGTATCTCCTTTAGGCGTAAGTTACTTCGGTGGTTCTAATGTTTGCCACCCAACGTATATTGTGCGCAGCCTCACCAGTGCAGGTGATGGCAAGCGCGTTATTGGTGTTATCGGCTGAAAGAGCCATGCCCCACCCAGATGAGTTTTGGATGACTGTGGTTGCGGAGTTAGCGAGGGTGGTTGTGCCGCCGTCATTCACCAGCAATCCCTCAATCTTCCATGAGGCATATGCTTGTGCGCCGTTCTGCATCGCGGTTATGGTGCCGTCGAAGGTGATGCAGGTGTCATTGGCCGCTACGATTTGGTTTGTGCTTCCAGCGGTGCTGTTAGTTGTGGTTAGTGCTTCAGCAGTTGCATCTGTGGTGTCTGCATACAGAATATACATACCACCTTGCGCTGACCCCGCAGAAAACCACCCCTTAGAACCAAAGATAAATGCGTTTTGAACAGCCGCTTTAGCATATGGCCCAAATGTCATTGCGTAGGTTTGAGTTGCAGCAGATGTAGAACCGCCGATACAAGCTGCGCCAAACCCACTAACTGTATGACTATCGCCAATCGCATAACCCGAAACGCCGGATATAGAGTGGGATGAACCTAAAGCAATCCCCTTAGAGTTGCTGACAATATTGTTGTCTCCAATACTAATTCCGTCAGCGCCACTAGTCTTCGATAGTCGCCCCATCGCGATGCTGTTCGCCCCGCTCGCCCCATAGCTTGAACTGTTGCTTGCTATAGCTGCTGCTAGGCTGTCTGTACCAGAAGCGTAACCATTTATCGCTATAGCTGAAAAAGCACTTGTAGCAACTGATCCAGCTCCATTAGAAGGTGAACCGATTGCAACCGTGTAAAAGTTACTAGAATTTGCGTTAGGGCCAATCGCAACAGAGTTAATACCTGACGCAGTTGGGTTATAACCAATTGCAGTAGATCTTGTGCTTGATGAAGTAGCCCCGTCACCAAATGCTAAAGCGTCTGCACCGCTTGCTACAGCGCTGTCTCCTATCGCTACAGCATTAGCCCCAGTGGCGCTTGGCTGTGCTGATGGACTACTTTCATTAGCAGCATAAAGATCTGCACCACCACCGCCACCGCCGCCAATTGCGCTGCCATCTAAGAGTAAGTCAGTACCGTCAGAGCTAAGTGTAACACCGCCACCTGAGCCTGTGTTATCAATATTAATAGAACCCATTATTTATTACTCCTAAGCATACGTCACCTCACTGGTCTGAATGTTAGCAACCCAACGAATGTTATGTGCAGCTTCACCTGTACAGGTAATTGCTAAGGCGTTGTTTGTGTTGTCGGCTGACAAAGCTACAGTCCAACCATTACCGTCATCAAATGTTTGTATATTGCTGCTTACTAAGGTAGTTGTACCACCGTCATTCTTCAGTAAGCCTTTAATCTCCCAGCCACCCTGATCCTGTGCGCCATTCTGCATTGCCACAAGTGTGCCTGAGAACATGATGCAAGTGTCAGCGTTAGCTACGATTTGGTCATTAGACCCTGCGCTGCTATTGTTAGTTGTTAAAACCGTTGCAGTGGCATCTGTAGTATCTGCCCGAAGAATATACATGCCCCCTTGAGCATCACCATTTGCTGCAAATCTATCACTAGCAAATGCAAATTTTCCTTGTATATCTGATTTTGCGCCTCTGCCAAAGGCAAAACTACCTTGGTTTGTTGCTTCGTTCCCAGTGTTACCCCCACCGATTGCAGCCGCATAACTTCCCGAAGCAACAGTATTACCCCCTAATGCAAGTGAGTGATTGCCGCCACTAGCTGTTGCTCCATTACCTATAGCAACGGACTGATCGCCTTTAGCACCTAGACTACTATGAGGATTACCTATAGCCGCAGCAAAACTGTCTGCGCCATCTGCATATGATCTACCGATTGCAACTGCATGGGTATTATTTTCTGCTAATGCTCCATAGCCTATAGCAACAGCACCTTGAACAGAAGCTTTAGCCTGATAACCCATCGCAATACTATTAGCACCCTGTGCGCCATAGCTTGTGGTGTTGTTGACTATTTGTGCAGCAAGGCTATTTGCCCCATTTGAGTTACTGTTCATCAAGGCAAGAGAATAACTCCCACCGCCGGTAGAAACACTATTATACCCAATTGCTACAGCATGAGTATTATTAAGGGAGTAACTGCCATATCCAATCGCTACACCATGATTAAAAGTAGCACTTGAATTTTCACCCAGAGATATACAGCCGTTCCCTGAAGAGTTTGCATTTTTCCCAATAGCTAAACTATAGCTGCCTTGCGCTCTTGTTTTATATCCTAGCGCAATCGCCCCTGTTGCAGAGGCTCCGTAAGAAGAAAAGTTATTATTAAAAGCAAGTGTATCTGTTCCTGATGCCCTGCCTCCAGAACCTAGTGCTACTGCATTTGTGCCACTGGCTATCGGCGTAGTGGCTCCAGAAGCGTTGTCAGCATAAAGCGCAGGAATATCTTCAGCCGTAGCCCCGATAAACACCGTAGCTGAGCCGCTAAGGTTAATGGCATTGTTTGAGTTGCTGCTCTCGCTTACGGTGCGAGACAGGGTGGTGCCAGAGCTTGTATAGGTGCCTGTGCCTATCTCAAAGTTGCTGCCATCCTCGATGACGTAGCGAACCACATCTGCGTTTGCCACGCCAGCATCAGCAAAAGTCTGATAGCCATCCTCAACAGAGCCAAGCGTAATTGTTCCAGTGCCTGTGGTACTGGTGGACATCTTTGCCCGATTTTTAAGAACGGCCATTGCTCAGCCCCTTATGCTGGATCTGGAATGCGAATATCTGATGCTGTCAGAGAAAATGTGTTTCCAGAAGTCACAGCCTGTGATGATGATAATGCGCCGGTAGCAAGCAAACGGCTGTTGCCAGTATCAGTAATCGCATAGTGCGTTGCCGTGCCGGTAGCAGTCACAGATGCACCAGTGATAGCCGACAGCGTAACCTTACGTCCGTTTGGCGAAGCATCGGCGGGGGCTGATATGCTTATGCTGGTTTCATTGCCAAGCGTTAGCGTGCTTGTCGCAGCGGCGTATGTAGTTGGCTCGGCAGAGCAAATATCAACTCTATTTGCTTCGGTGTCCAAAACGGTCAAACCGTTATCTAGTACCCTATCGTTTAACGTTGCCATTTAGTAACTCCTAATCTTCATTTTATGGCCAACTCCACCATATGTGGCCTTTTCGCTATCTGCGTTTATACCATCTATGGCACTCTGCAGCAATGCCGCCCAAACTTGTATTCGATTATCATCGGCAAGATATGGTGCGCTGTGAACCAATGCGCCGTATAGATACGCATCGGGGTAGTAAGTTAAAAGCCAGTTGCTTGTATTGCTGCCGCTTAATGATGGCGGGCTGCCATAATACACCATCTCCAGCGTGCGATCAGCAGCGGGGGTCGGCAACAATTCAATTGAGCCGTCCGTCATTGCGTAATATCTAGGATCTCCCGTAACGTTGTGGCTATCCTGACGGCGATCAAGCATTTGCGCTTGGCTAAGCAACTCAAGGCGTCTGGTCGTGCCGCTCGTAATGCTAAACCGTAGCGGCTCTAAAAAATCAGAGGGCAGGCCGGTGTATTGCGCGCTTACAATCGCCGTGCTGCGCTTTTCCATACGCCAATGACGCACGGTGCGATTAAAGTTTGCCTCGGCCAGCGAAATAAACGTGGGGATTGTGCTGGTTAAGTCATCGCGGTTCAGAAAGTCAGCGATGCTGGATTGCAGCTCTGCGTATGTTGTAATTGCCATCTAACAATCCCATGCTTTGCGCGACCAATAGTTGGCGCTTAGTTTGCTTGACTTGCCCTTAATCCCGCCCGACCTTGCGCAGTATGATGCCTTGCGCTTGGGCTGATCCTTCTTGATAGACATATTTGGGTCGCCAAAGTTAATTTTCTTCACCGTGTCACCCTCAACAGCAAGCACCTCAAACTTCTTTGGCCCGCCACGTCTAGGCTTATTCACCGCTGTAAACCCGTGGCGCTTCTTGGCTGCTGCTATTTTCTCTGACTTGGTGCGAGGCATTACATACCTGACATTTTCATTGCTTGGTCAATTTCTTGCTCAGTAGCAAACGGAAAACGTGATCTAAGAGCCGCCCTAGCCCGTAAAGCTTCGGTGCCTTCTGGAGAGCTTATACCGCGCTCCGTTCGCGGAGTCACCATAGTCGGGGCAACCATGTCTGAAGCCTGATTTGCATCAGAAAAAGGCAAGCGATATCCGAAAGGATCACGCATGGTTTCATCTTGAATTATAGGCATTCCAAATTGCGTCGTCACACCGTTAAAAATATTATTTTGATCTGGAAGTGCCATCTCCGACTGAACACTTGGCGCTGCTGCGCGCGCAGCAGGCATACCACCGCCAACAGGAATATTACCAAACGTCATGCTTGGTGCGGCGGGCATACCACCACGGCCCATCTCGCCCATCGGCATGTTCGCATAACTCGGCGCAGGAGCCGCAACGGATTGTGCCTGACCAGCGCCACCACCGCGTGTCACTGTAGGACGTGGGGCAGCGCTTGGCGCGATGCTTTCATCCGGCGCAAGCAAACCACGCATCTGAAGCACGCGGCGCTTACGCTCATCATCCTCTGACCCATATGGAGTTGCAAGAGCATTGGCCAGCATAGAGAATATACCGCCGCCCTCAAACTTATCGCCCATTGTGCCAGCGCCACCGCCGTCAATCATATCAATAAAATCTAAAAATCTATCTGCCATGCTACTTCTTCTTTGCTGTCTTAGCTGATTTCTTAAATGCCTTTGCGGTAGGCGCGCCCTTGCTGCCTACCTTGCGCATCCTTTCGCCAGACCCAGCAGCAATGCGCTTACGCTTTGCGTGGATATTAGCGTATAAACCCTTCTTCGGCATCCTATGCTCCTTCGCCCCACTGGACGCATTTGTAATCTGTTGCGCGATATGCAGGAAACATCTGCCGCGCATATTCTAAACCGCTTGGTATGGACTGTATGCACTGGCTCTCGCTTTGCATCACGGGGCTGCCAAACGAAAAGCAATTACCCTCAACGCTGCAAAGCAAAAGCAGCGCCGTCCACATCACTTCTTCTTCTTCGCGTATGACACCTTCTTGCCAGACTTCTTGGCAGCGGCCTTGGCTTTCGCCATACCTTTAGGCGTATATGCGTAGTGCTTTGATCCAACTTTAGGCATCATAATCTCCATAAATTACGCGCAGCGTAACATATTGAGCGAGATTAGGCTATACCGCGCAAATTCCTGCGTATCGCGCCACGCCAAGACAGCATCGGGCCTGACAACGCCGTCGCTGCTTCTGACGCCATAGTCAAACAAACAGCATCAGCTAAATCCGGCGAACGCAAGCCACGCTTGCGCATGCTATCCTTACTCTCGGCTTGCATCTTGCCGGACGAGGTAAAGCTATACCGTATGGCAGTCAAATCAGCCCGCAAGTCATCATCTTCCGGCAGCTTACACGAACGATCCTCTAGCCACGCCTTTGTCTTAAACCACAGCTCAGTACGCAAATTATTATACGTCTCGCCCATGCTGGGAGCCTCGGCAACATTCACACCACGCACAGGCGCGCCTAGCTCACGCAACCTATCAACCACACCAGCGCCAACGCCAATGCTATCTACAAGTATCTCATCAGGCTGCTGGCTGGGCGGCAACGCCTCATACTCAGCCATCACCCTGCCCACGGTCTGCATCAGATCCAAGCCCTGCCACGACTTAACTTCCGTTATAACGTTAGACTCACGTTTGCAAAACGCCGTCCTGTCGCTACCAAATCTTGCCGGATCTATGGCCCACACAGTCTTTGCATTCGGCGCAAGCTCAATATCACGTTTCATGGCACTCTCCACCAAATGATACGGCACAATCGTATCATCGTCGGCAAGAGGAAAATCCCCCATGACCCTTATCAAAAACGCGTTAGACTGTTCGCCATATCTTGCGCGCATCTCGTCAACGAACTCTTCCGACACAAGCGGGCTATCTACGCATGACCACCGACGCGTCCACCAGCTAGATGCCATCTTTGTCTGGCTTTCGTAAAACGTTCCGCTGGATCTGGTCGGGTTAGACAAAAGTATCGTGGTCGCGTTGTGGCCCGACATTGATCCAGCAGCAGCCTCAAACACCTTCTCAGGCACACCACTAGCTTCATCAACAACCAGCAAAAC